CTTCCGTTTTTGGTGGTGTTGACCCATTCGAGTTGGACTTGCTAACTAAGGTCTAACACCAGCAATAAGCAGCAATGCCCCTGCTGATTTAAGCTACTGATATGTAGCACAAACTTTTAATTAACGTAGCAACAGGCTGGGGCATTGTCATACTTGATTGCTGAGTTAGATTTATTGTGAAAGTAAGAGGTTCTTATGGTTGGTCAAGATGATGATTTTCACGAAAATATAATTAAACTTTATCAGGTTTTAGGTTCTGCAAAAGCTGTTGCTGATAATTTGGATATTTCAATTTTAGATGTGTATTGTGTACTTAAAAAATACAAGTTAAGCATAGAAGAACGTATGCAAATGTCAGCGTCAAACACTTCAATACTTGGCGCAAAAGCAGAGGCACTTTTTAAAAAACTTGTTCCGTTTGCGGTTGAAGTAAACGCTGTTATTTACGCAAATCCTAATTTTGATTTTTTAATAGGTAATTCAACTGTTGATGTCAAAGCATCAAACTTAATTACACATCCAGCGCGAAAAGGAAGGCAGGGCGAGTTTGTGGAGTGGAGTTGGAAACTACAGAGGCCGTGGCAAAATCAATACGGTGCTGATTTTTATGTTTTGTTCGGTTTGTTCGGTAAAGAGTTTGAAGATGGTTATGACTGTTATGTTATTCCATCAGAATTGTTATCAGGAATAAAAGGCGTTCGGATTAGAAAGCACTTAAAAGATAGTAGTCCTTTTCGTGATTTTTTGATTGACCCTGAGCAAATGGTAAACTTCTTTAAAAAAATAAAAGATAGTCAAGAGCCTAAAAAACAGATTTTTGATGATGCGTTTTTAGAAAAAGAAAGACGCGATTTTTATCAAATTGAAGTTAAAGAGCTTGAGACTTTAACTCGTAAAGTAAAAAGAACGGTGATAAGCCATGCGAAGCAATGATATTACAACCGTAAGAATGCACTTACTTAACTTTTTAAGCGAGGTATGCGATGCAAATAAGCCGATTGATAAAGAGCGAGTGATAGCTGTTTGCAATGTAGCTCAAGCCATTGTTGACACTGCAAAAGTTGAGGTGGAGTACATTAGAGCAACGGATTATATCGGCACTGGATTTTTAGAGTGTGATGAATCTTTAAAAGATGCGAGGAATCGCGGCGAATTAAAGAAGATTGAGAACAGATAAGAATCTAACTCGTTTTAGACATCAAAATGACGTATAACTACGCTTTGTGATGAGTGTTATACGTCAACTTACATTAAGAGATATGTTATGAAAGGTTCACATTTAGAACGAATTGAGTCCTTGCCCGATGTATTTATGCTTGCTAGTCTAGTTGCATTTAAGTATGTGCAGGACATTAGTGAGCCTAACGAAACTAATTTTAAGGTAAGTATGGCAGGCGGTCACTATACATTTGGCGAGCCAGAGCAGTATAACGAATTTATGGATAAGTATTTAGCTTGGCTCGAGAGCAGATAATGGATTATATGTTTTGAGTCGGCTTGGATTTGTTTGTTGAATTGTGTTAGATGATTAGTCTATAGTTTATAAAACTATAACGAGTCGCGGCCATGAATACAGTTTTTGAGGGTGCTACGCTTGATATATTGCCGAATGGCGCAGCATTTATTACTAGCGGATTGACTGGTAAACCACTGTATTCTCGTTGTCTAAGCAATTTTAAAGAACGGCACGAACAATCGGCATTTGTGCAAAGTATTCGCAATAGAAAATGGTTTACTAGCGAGATAGAGAATCAGATAAATAACTTTTTTGAGCGTATGAATAATAGGTTTTGATTATGACACTACGAGAGCAACAATCTAAATTTGCTAAAATGGCAGCCGAACTAATACTAAAAGCGTATGAGTTAGGCTATGAAGTAACACTAGGTGATGCGTTTAGAGACCCACGTTTGCACGGTGATTTTGGCGTAAAAAAAGGTTATGGAGCGGCTAATTCATTTCATAAAAAACGATTAGCGATTGATTTGAATTTGTTTAAAGATGGCAAGTTTTTAGGCTCTAGTGATGACCATAAAAAACTAGGTGAATGGTGGGAGTCTAAAGGCGGTACTTGGGGCGGTCGGTTTAAAGATGCAAATCACTACAGTTTAGGCGAGTAACACTCAGCTAACAAGGGCGTTCTTTATAGCCGATTCACTTGAGTCGGCTTTTTTATTGCCTGTTTTTGATGTGTGTATAGTCTAGTTTTAGGCGTTAGTATTTTGTGTTAGGGGTGCATTATGAAAACATCACGATTCAAAGAAGCAAGCACATGGGCAAGTATCAGTGCTGCCTTAGCTGCATTGTCTAGTGTGCCAGTGTTTGCACCTTACTCCGTACCTGCGGCTGCAATATGTGCCGCGATTGGTGTGTTTTTGCGCGAAGGCAAAGAATAAGGTGCTTAGAATTGAGTGAGCAACACGAAACGCGGCTGCAATCACTTGAAAATGGCTATACAATGCTAAGCCGTGACTATACGCGCTTAAATGATGCTATTGTTAAAATTAGCGAGTCACTCACACAGCTAGTCGTTATTCAAGAGCAAAATAAAGCGATAATGTCATGTATCGAGCATCAACAGTCTAGCATTGATAAATTAGATACAAGACTAGACGCGCTAGAAGTACAACAACCACAGCTTTTAGAATTGCGCTCATGGGTGCTAGGTGGCTTTGGTACAATTATCGGCTCTGTTTTGGTTGCTATGTTGGCTTTGGTGATTAAATAGTTTTTGCCCGATTAGTTAGCTGTTGGGCTTTTTTATGAGTAAAGATAATGGCAGAACGTAAACAAGTCGATTGGGAGTCTGTTGAAAGAGACTACTCGGCTGGTTTATTGAGTTTGCGTGAGATTGCAGCTAAGTATGGCGTGTCGCCATCACTGATAACAAGAAAAAAAAACGAAGGTGAGTGGCCAAAAGATTTAACAAGCAAGATACAGGCTAAGGCTGATTCAATAATAACAGGTGTAAACACTGGCGGTGTAAACACTGGTGTAAACAGTAAAAAGGCATCTGAAAAAGAAATCATCGAAGTCAATGCTCAAGCAATCGTCAACATCAAATTAGCTCATCGTGGCGATATTCGTAAAAGTAAAAATATAGTTAACTCATTGTTTGATGAGCTTGAATCGACTACTGACAACAGAGAGTTGTTTGAGCAGTTGGGCGAGATATTGAGACAAGAAAGTGACTCAGGCCAAGACAAGTTAAACGATATTTATAAGAAAGTTATCTCATTGCCGCAACGAATTGATGGTGTTAAGAAGCTCACAGACGCATTAAAAACGATGATCGGATTGGAGCGTGAGGCATACGACATTACAGCAGCACCGACAGCCACGGACACTGCCATGTCATCGTTCGTTAAGTCTTTGCAAGGTAGTTCAGTGCAGGTTGTCGCTCAGTGCAATGATGATGATGACGATGAATGAGCATACCACGGCGCAAAGATGGCGGCATAGACTGGGGCTTTAACCCCGTAACTGCCGAAGAAACTGCGTTGTGCATGAAAGACGCACTATGGCGGATATGTTCAGGCAAGCTCTACAAGATCATTATCAAGGGTGATGACGGTCAAGACGGGTTAGTTATCCCATTCAAGCCAAACAGGGCGCAAAAGCGATTACTCGCAAGGCTATGGCACAGAAACGTCATTCTAAAAGCGCGTCAGTTAGGTTTCACAACGCTAATCTGCGTGTTGTGGCTTGATACTGCGTTATTTAACGAGAATATGCGGTGCGGTATTATCGCTCAAGACCGTGAAGCAGCCGAAGTTATTTTCAGGGATAAGGTTAAGTTTGCTTACGAGAATTTGCCCGAAAATCTCAAGTCTGCAATGCCTTTAGCTCGTGATAGTGCGAGTGAATTACTGTTTGCACATAACAATAGCTCGATTCGCGTAGCAACAAGTATGCGGTCAGGCACGATTCACAGGCTACATATCTCAGAGTTTGGCAAGATTTGCGCTAAATATCCTGATAAAGCAGTTGAAGTAGTTACAGGTTCGATACCCGCAGTGCCAAAAAACGGCATTTTGATTATCGAATCGACAGCAGAAGGTCGTGAAGGTGAGTTTTACGACATCACCATGAGAGCTAAGTCAGCAAAAGACACAGCAAAGGAGCTAACAGTGCGCGATTATCGTTTTCACTTCTTTGCGTGGTGGGACGCTAACGAGTACGAAATGCCAGCAGATAGCGTCAAGCTAACAGATAAAGACAATTTATATTTTGAACGTATCGAATCACAGATTGGTCAACCGATTAGTCCAGAGAAAAGAGCGTGGTATGTGGCCACAAGAGACGCAGACTTTAGCGGCTCAGAAGAAAAGATGTGGCAAGAGTACCCAAGTACGCCCGAAGAAGCCTTTCAGCAATCTACAGAAGGCTGTTACTACTCCGAACAACTTGCTAAAGCGCGTAAAGAAGGCCGAATTGCTACTGTGCCTGTAGTTGAAGGAGTGCCAGTCAATACGTTTTGGGACATAGGCGCAAGTGATGGCACAGCAATATGGTTTCATCAGCGCATTGGCCTAGAGAATAGGTTCATCAAGTTCTACGAAGCGTGGGGCGAGCCTTACAGTCATTTTGTTAAGTATATGCAGGCCCTTGGTTATGTTTGGGGCAAACATTACCTACCGCACGATGCAACACACAAGCGTCAACAAGGCACTAGCGTCAAGTCGCCAATAGATATGCTTGAAGAATTGGGGCTACAGAACATTGAGATCGTGCCAAGAGTTGATTACATACAACACGGCATACAAGCAACGCGCGATGTATTTAATCAGTGTTGGTTTGATGAGACTAATTGCAAAGACGGACTAGCCCATTTAGAAAACTATCGCAAAGAGTGGAATGATAGAGCGGGTTGTTGGAAAGAATCACCGCGACACGACATTCACTCAGAAGCCGCAGACGCATTTAGACAGTTTGCACAAGGCTACACCTACTATTCACCAAAAACACCTCAGCGTTCACGCCCGAATTGGCGGAGAGTTTAACTCAATGAATACAGAAAACACTGTTGCGTTAAGTAATCGCAACGGCATACAGACGTTTGTGCAAAACGTAGAGTTTGACCGCGATGGCAGACACTACGATGAGCCATGCCTGTTGATGTGCCGTGGCTTCATGGGCGTGAGAAATATGTTCGTGTTCCCGTTATGTGATGCGTGGACAGTGCGTGAACCTGAATTTTTTAAGGCAACTATGCAGGACGCAGCCGCTACACTATTCGTTTCGCCCACTAAAAACGACGAACACGTTGTTGGCGACATGATTCTGCATGACATTGACACGATTATCGCGTGGCGACCCGATGATGATGCAACTCATGACCATGCCTTGATGAAAAAGGAAGTGGAACGTTCAGGTATGTTTTTGCAGGTTAATGGTCAAACACTGGTAGATGCACGATGAATAACGGCAAGACAATCGACAATTTACGCAATACGCCCATCAATTTAGACGCTGACAGCAAAGGCGATGAAGCCAATGCGCCAGTTGTTGGCAAGAAGTTTGATTTTGCTAATGGTATGCAGCTACACACATGGGTTAAGGGTGCGTATTACCGCGATATTAGCTTGCAAGCTGAAAGCCGTTTGCAGCGTTCGCTAGATGCTGACTTCTACGACGACAAGCAATTCACGGAACAGGAAAAAGAGGACTACGAAGCCGATGGCCGTATGCCTCCTTTGCAATACAACGTCATCAAGCAAACGATTAACTGGATTTTAGGAAGTTATCTACGCCAAACCTATGACTGGAATGTGTTGCCGCGTACTGAGGACGATGTTGAGCCTGCCATTCGTAAGACAAAGCTCTGCAAATACATTGCCGATATTAACAGTGCGTCACGTCAAGAGTACCTAGCATTTCAAGACGCTGTAAAAACAGGTGAAGGTTGGATTGAGACAGCATTAGAAGTGAATGACGAAGGCGAGCAACAAATTGTTGTCCGTCACGAACATTGGCGCAACATGATTGTCGATAGCAGTTGTCGTCGTGTTGATGCCAGTGATGCGACCCGTATGTTTCGCACCAAGATTTTAGACGTTGAGCAAGTTGTTGCGCGTTTCCCTGCATTAGAAAACGAATTACGCAACGAATCGCAGGACCGCGAACAAGTTGAAAACGATTTTATGTACGAACAGTACCAGCAATCGGGACTAGGCGCAGGCGGTTCGATGTTCATGTCCAAGGCTATGCCTTATGACGGTACGCGAGAAGCTATCCGTGTGATGGAATGTTGGTACAAGCGACCTATGCAAGTGCAGATATTGCGTGGTCAAGGTCGATTGACTGGCTATGTGTTTGACCCTAAGAACCCTGAACACGTTCAAGCAGTGCAATCAGGCGAATTAGAGCTAGTTAAAACGCATCGACAACAGGTATGTGTCTGCGTATTTACGGATAACACGTTACTTTTCTCAGGTGTCAGCCCGTATCGTCACAACAGATTCCCGTTCGTGCGTACCGTGGCTTATCTCGATGACAAGACTGGTATGCCTTATGGGGTTATTCGTGCGTTACGCGACCCGCAAATGTCATTCAACATTCGACGCAACAAAGCTATATACCTGTTATCCACTAAGCGCGTGATTATGGACAAGCTCGCAGTTGATGATATTAAGCAGCTTGAAGAAGAAGTCTCGCGTCCTGATAGCATTATCGTAGTTAACCAGGGTAAGAAGCTAGAAATCATCGAAAGCCCATCACTTGCCGAAGCTCATGTGCGTTTCGGCCAAGAAGATGAAGCCTATATGCTCAAGGCTTCGGGCGTTACAGGTGAGAATTTAGGGCAATCAACTAATGCTACGTCAGGAATTGCAATCCAAGCACGCCAAGAACAAGGCACAGTCACCACGTTAATGTTATATGAGAACGCGGCATGGGCATTTGAGAAGCAAGGCCAGTTAGTGTTATCACTGATTGAGCAGTTCATTAGCCAAGAAATGCAGTTCCGTATTACCTCAGACACCAAAGGCAAAGAGTTTGTTGCAGTCAATGACGGCACAGACGAGACAGACATCACCAAGTCTCAAGCTGATTTCATTGTCACTAAGCAAAACTACCATGCAACCATGCGACAAGCCCTAGCCGAGCAGTTATTGCCATTGGCATCGACCATTGCACAGTCAACAGGTAATCCACAATCAGCGTTTGCAGTCATTGAAACAGCTATCGGTTTGACAGATATACCGAATAAAGACGGCATCATGGCCAAGTTACGCGAGTCAATGGGTTTACCTGACCCCGATGAGACACCCGAAGAAAAAGCAGCGCGTGAACAATCACAGGCAGACCAACAAGCCAAGCAAAACGCCATGATTGAGCGTAAAGCCAATGCGGAAATAGCCAAACTAGAGGCCGAAGCACAGCAAGCACAGGCAGCCGCTAACTCTGAACAGATTACAGCACTAAGCGACAAGATGACCGCATTACAAGATGTAATGGATGCGACCAAGGCAATGCTAACTAAGCCACACATGGCCAAAGCAGCAGACGAAATCATTAGACAAGCCGATTCAATCCTTAATTTACAACCCACTCAACCACAGCCACAGCAACAAATGCCTGTTCAACAGGTTGACCCTGCTTTTAGCGGAGATATGCAAGCATGAGTACCGATAACGAAAGTTCAATCATTTTAACGGCAGCCGAGCAAGAAGGCTTGGACTTGCCCGATGATTTTGGTGATGAAATCATTACGTCAGATAACGAAGGTCACGATGACTTTGCTATGGATGATGACGAAGAAATTGAAGTCACTATTGATGATGAAGATGAAGCACCACAAGCACCTGAGCCTACGCCTGAGCCTACACCTGAGCCAGTTTTAGAGAATACAGGCGTTGATTATGCCGATGTATTACTCGCAGCAACAACCAAGCAAGCCGAATTAGAAGCGCAGTTGAAAGACTTGGCCGAAAGGTTTGATGATGGTGAGCTAGAAGATGCTGAATACAACATCGAAGTACGCAAGATAGAACGTGCTATTGCCCGTGTTGAGGCTAAGATGGAATTAGCCGAAGAACAAATTGAAGCGCAGAACGCAGCCGCAGAAGCAAACCAAGCAAAGCTCATGGCGCAATGGGAAAAGGCTCAGGTAGATTTCTTTGCAAAGCCTGAAAACAAAGCCATTGCCGAAGATGACGCGATGTTCAACTCGCTCGATGTTCACGTTAAAAAGATTCTAGCCGCAGGTAATACGCCGATTGCTGATGTTTTGGATTTAGCAAAGCATAACTTACTTGCAGGCATTGCCAAAATTACAGGGCAAAAAGTACCTGATGCGCCTAAACCTAGCACTAAGCCAAAAGCACCGCAGGTTGAGTTGCCGCCTACGCTTGGCAATATTCCTTCTGCTATTCCTAATGCCGATGGTGATGAGTTTGGTTATATCGACAAGCTATCAGGGCGTAAGTATGAAGATGCAGTGGCTAAACTCACTCCTGAACAACATGATCGCTACTTGTTAGGAACAAAATAATGGCTAAAACTTGTTCAACGCTATATTTAAGCGCACGAATAGGCGATAGAATACAAATAGGTGATAGTATCATCGAAATATCTGAAAAATCTGGCCGCCGTGTGCGGTTGGGGGTTATGTCATCACATAAGGTGACAGTATTTACTAATCCCTCGGCGCAAGAGTGCCTGAATGAAACCTCTATAGGTGGAAATCATGGCACAGACCATTATCACAACCAGCGCAGCCCAAACTAAGAAAAAGTGGGCAGGCGCGTTATTCAATTCATCCGTTCCTGAATCCTATTGGGGTTCGCATTTTATGAAAGAAGGCAGCGCAGAAAGTGCGCCTAATGCCCCAATTCATTTAATCACCGACCTTGAAAAAGACTCAGGCGACGAAGTTAACTTTGACATCTACGCTCAATTGACTGGCTCGCCCACTTACGGTGACGACAATCTTGAAGGCAATGAAGAATCGTTAACGCCGTACAGCGATAAAATCCTCATCAACCAGGTGCGTAAAGCGACTGATAGCGGTGGTGAAATGACTCGCAAACGTACAACCAACAATCACCGCATGATTTGCCGCAATAAACTGACTGATTGGTGGTCGCGTTTCTTTGATGAAGCCGTGTTCATGAATATCAGTGGTGCGCGTGGCTCTAATGCTGACTACATTTTGCCGACTGCTTCAACAGCAGCGATTGAAGGCCAATCATTAGTTGCGCGTAGCTCTGGCAACATCATCTACTCAGGTTCAGCAACGTCTAAGGCTTCTTTAGTGGCAGGCGACAAGTTCAGTCTGACCTCTATCGACAAAGCTGTGACCAAGGCTGAAACCGAAGGTGGTGGTTCTGACGGTGTAATTCGTGTCACTCCCTTGCGAATGGATGGCGTGGACAAGTTTGTGTGCTTGATGCACAACTTCCAAGAGCATGATTTGCGTACCACTACGTCAACAGGTCAATGGCTTGATATTCAAAAAGCAGTTGCAACAAACAACGGCACTAAAAACCCAATTTTCACAGGTGCGCTCGGTGAATATCGCGGTGTTGTCTTGCATAAGCACAATAAAGTGACTCGTTTCAGTGACTACGGTGCAGGTTCTAACGTGGCTGCTGCGCGAGCAATCTTCATGGGCCGTCAAGCAATGGTTGCCGCATTTGGTAGCCCTGCTAATGGCTTGCGTTTTGATTGGGCGGAAGAATGGAAGGACTACAAGAACCGCTTAGGCATTGCGACTAAGTGTATCGTTGGCTTAAAACGCCCACAGTTCAACAGTGCCGATGTTAATTCCATCGTTATTGATTCTGCTGCTGCACAACCGTACTAATCGTGCGGTTTAACCTTATTCTTAGTTTTTTGGAGACTTAATCATGACGACTTATACGTCAGCTCAATACGTTGATACCGCGCCTACTTCTACGGAAGCTGGCGAACAGATGGTGTTTTGTGCGTCTTACACCTTTGCGGCTGATACTACACTGGCAATCAATGACATCATCAAGTTAGCTAAATTACCTGCTAACCATGTTTTAACCGACTTGCGTTTAGAAACAGACGCATTGGGTACAAATTGTGCGGGTAGTGTTGGCTTCTTAAATGCTGGTGCAACAGATATGTCCCAGGCTGTTATTGCTATTGGTTCGTTGGCTACTGCTGCTATTAAGAACGAAGATACTACGGCTGGCTTGCGTGTTGCTCCTGCAACCAGTGGATACACGCCTATTGGTATCAAAATCACCACAGCCAATACGGTTGATGCTGCATTAGGTGCGAAAATCACTATCACAATGAAGTATCGTCCAAAACAAAACATTGAGGTGTAAATCATGTTGATTGAGTGCTTGTTAAAGCGTGTTGGTGGTAGTGATATTTCATTTGGCCAAAACGTGCTAAGACAGGTGGTTTATAAATTTCGCCCAGTAGATGAGAAGGACAACACGTCCCCTCATCTATGCGACATTGATAATAAAGACCACATTAACCGTTTGCTGTCTATCCGTCCCAAAGCATACGTTGAGTATGTTGAAGGTCAGGGCGCACAGTTTGAAGATGAAGATTTTGAACAAGCAGAGCCTACGGGTGATGTTGATGATTTTTCTGATTCGATGTTGGCTACCGTCAATCCTGATACCGTCTCTAATCGTTATGTTGAAGGGTTTGCGCGTCAAGTATTGAACGTAAACCCTAAAGACAAGAAGGCCATTGCTGCCATCTATAAGCAAAACACAGGCAAAGACTTAAAAGCCACTATGTCAGCAACGGCAATGGTGCGTGAGTGTTTGCGGTGTTTGGTGAATGATGCCAAAGATGCGCTTGATATTGCCAAAGCCAACGCAAAAGCGGGTGAATAATCATGCTATGTAGTGCAATCTTAAATACTGTTAGAACGATAACGAACGACCCCAACGATGTGGTGTATTCGTTATCGCAAAAAGAACAAGCTCTTAATGAAGCTATTAGAGCGGTTTCACTACATAGACCTGATTCCGCAGCAACCACTACTAACGTCGCATTGGTTTCAGGCACAAAACAATCTCTGCCAAGTGACTGCGTTAGACTTATTCGTGTTATTAGAAATAAAAGCGGCCCTGGTGGGACTACTACGGGTAAATCAGTTCGGCTCATGGACTTAAACCGAATTAGTGACAGGGTTGTTGATTGGCATAACGTCACGGGTGATGATGTTTTAGAGTATGGGTATGAACAAAGCAATCAAAGTGTGTTTTGGGTGTATCCGCACATAGGTTCAGCAACAAATAAGTTCGTTGAGGTTATCTATCAGCGTTCTATTCCCGATGTTGTATCAGCCGATACATTCCCAATTAATGATTTATATTCTGTTGCCGTTAAAGAATGGATGCTCTACTCATTATGGAGTAGCGACAACGAGCAAAGCCCGAATTATCAAGCGGCACTAAAAAAACAAGAGATATTTTTTAATCTACTCGGCATAAAAGGCGAGACAGATAAAAATTCGCCAAGCGACCAAAAATCAAGAATGACGTAAGGTGATTTATGCTGTGTTCCGTTATTTTGCAGAATGTTAATTTTGCTCTTGATGACCCCAATAACACTAAGTTCTCTTTGACGCAAAAAATATTAGCAATAAATAGTGCGTTACAGGCATTGGTTAGTTATCGACCCGATGCAGCGTCATTTACAACAATGATGCTGTTGGTGGCTGGCACACGTCAAACCTTGCCCAGTGACGGCGTAAGGTTGTTAAAGGTTATTCGCAATCGCGGACAAAATGGTTTAAGTGATGCAGGTCGAGCGATTCGCAAGGCTGATATGCTTGTTCAAGATGCGCTTATTCCTGACTGGCATGAGACAGTAGGGCAAACAGTGATTGATGAGTATTTTTACGATTCAATTACGCCTAAAGATTTTTATGTTTATCCTCCTGCGCCTGTATCGCCTGTTATTGGGGTTGATATTAGCTATGTTCGTGTACTACCAACAATCACCGCAGACACAGATGCGTTTCCTGTTGATGATTATTTTGCCTCTGCTATTCAAGAGTGGATGCTTTACTTGTTGTGGGGCGGTGATGATAAGCAAAATCAAAATTATGCAGATGCTCGCTCTCATTTAAGTACGTTTTTTCAACTGCTGCAAATTAAAGCAGCGTCCGATGGTGCGGTTAATCCAAAATCAAAAGGCTAAGTCATGGCTATTGTTCCTTACTCGCAATGGTTGCCGTATGTTCAAGTAAACGTACCTGATTGTCCAAAAGCCCTTATCATTGAAGCCACAAGACAGAAGGTAATTGAATTTTGTCAAAAGTCTTTATTCTTGCGCCAAGATTTAGACGGGTTTTACACGGTAGCTAACGATAACGAATACGACATACCAACACCAGTCGATACCACAATCGCGCAATTACTCATGTTGAAAGTAAATAAGCGTGAGTTACAGCCAAAAACACAAGATGACCTAGAAGAAATCTACCAAGAATGGCGTGATCAATCAGGCGAACCGAAATACTTCTTTCTTAAAAATACCAATACCGCAATCTTAGTGCCAAAGCCTATTGGCGTTTATCCCGTCCGAATCCTTGTTGCACTAAAGCCAACACAGGCCGCTCAAGGCGTTGATGAATCTATCTTTGAAGAATACAAAGACGCAATCAAGCATGGTGCATTAGCGTATTTAATGCTCATGGCAGAGAAAACATGGTCCAACCCTAATATGTCTGCGTTTTATCAAAGCCAATTTGATGCGGCGATTCAAGAGTCGAAAATGCGTGCCGAACAAGGATACGCGCACCGTAAAACATTCCGAACAAAAGCACATTATTTTTAAGTGAGTTGATATGGCTACTTACGCATTGACGGTATCTACTAACGACTTGGGATTAGGCGTTTTAAATTCTGCACGGACTCGCATTGAGAAGCGCAGAGTATCTATTGCTGACACCTATCCGCCTATCAACAATTTAGTAAAAATAGAAAAGCCAACAAATAATCTTGGCATTGCGATATTTTTATTAGAGCCTGACGACTTAACGACATACCATGTTGCAAAGATTTTCGACACTGCTGGCATCTTAATTTACGAACGATTCTTTTCAATGCCGCCATCGGCAACCTCATTAGATAACACTGCCACTGGGGTGTTGTTTGGTAACAGCAATATCCAATTCAAAGATGAGGGCAATAATCGTGGTACGCCATCAAGTGTGCGAAATGTGGATTTTGTGGGTGCTGGAGTAGAGGCTACTTTTGAGGGTGATACATTACAAGTTTTTGTACAAGCAGGTTCTCAAGGATTTGTGGCGATTACGGATATTACACCAACAAGCCCAGGTGACAATGTAGGGTCTAAAATAAAAACAGATGACAATAACGTACTGCAATCTTGTACTAGCTCAACAACTGCTATTACCGTGTCGGTTTTAGCGGTTACAGGATCAACATTTAAGCCTGTTGTTGATATAAACGGAACTGCTGCAACTTTAACACGCAATACTTTGACAGATGTTTGGCAAGGGACAGCCGCAATAACACTAACAGGTGCAAGCCCATATACGGTGACAGCCACACATAGTGATGGCGCAACAGATACAGCTACAGTAACGATTGAAGCCGCACCAGTCGTTTCGTCTGTGTTGTTTAGTAATGCTTATTCACAAGGTGCAGGTCAAACAGAACACGCAGCAGGTCAAACATTAACGCTGACAGTGACAAGTGCAACGCCATTTGTCGAGTTAGAAGTGATTGGTGATAGCACGACTGCAACTACAGCCTCTGATACAACATTTGCATCAACAACAAGTAAAGCATTAAGCGTCACAGTAGCAAACCAAGGAAACATTGCTGCATCCTATCCCGCTAAAGTCCGTATTCGTAATCTTAATGGTACTTGGAGTAATGTATTTTCTAGTAGTGACTTTGGTGGTACTAATGGTACACACATACTCGCACTAAATAATACTAGACCTAGTGTTACAGCAGGTGTTATTACATATCCAGCATCTCAATTTGCACTGAAGGGTACAGAACAGGCTACTGTTGCAGCTACTTATACGAATGTGGATTCTGTACTGTGGACTTCTGCTTCTCAATTGACTGTAAATGACCCAACAGTAATGGGTAATGTCGTAGTCAATAGATTAGCTGGTGGTTATAACATTGGTACTACTAACCTAACTGCTACTGCACAGCGAGTAGCTAATGCTACAACTTCAACTACTAATGTCGTGGTATGGATTGCTGATGATAATCCTGTTATTACTAAGACTCTTCCTGCTGCTAGATTACGTTCAGGTGTAGACGCTCAGAACCATGTTATTACTCTTGGTTCAGATCAGAGATTAATCTCTATAGCTATGGGTGCTGGTACTATTACTGGTGATGCTGCAGGTACGTTCTCTGGTTCATGGGCAACAGCTAATAATGGATTAACGAATACTCGTACTTTAGTTGTTGCTGATAATGATCCAAAAGGTACAGCTACCTTTACTGGCTTAAGTGCTATTAACTTGGCAGGTAAAGAAGTTACCACTGTTACCACTGACTTAGATTATGAATTGGGTGGGTTTGTTACTCGTACTGTTACATTCCCATTGTGGGATGGTAGTGCTATTCGTATTACTGATATTGGTACAGATGTGGTAGATACAGCTAAACTTGTTGTGTTTAACATCTCTAAAAATAGTGCTTCAACTTATCGCGGTACTGTTGGCAATGAGGTTGATAAGTTTACTATCACAAACAGTAATGAATTGTATAACTGTGACTTACCTAATGCTTCTTCTGCTTTAGAGTCTCCTGTTACGATGACTATAGAGGAAACTGTATAATGACAACACCTTTTGAGAACTTTGTTAACATAGCTTTAGGTAAGTCATTATCAGCAGATGTTACATTACCAACTGCTAACGATATTCCTGTATTCACTGGTATTGGTAGACAGGTTACTGGTAAGACCATTGTAGAGTTAGGTATTGCTACAACTACTGATAGCCGTTATCAGTTTGTCAGTAATTCAGGGACAACGTACACAGTTCCTGCTAGTGCGGTTACAGCGAACGGGAATACCATCATTGAGCTATCTAATAACTCACTAACTAGCATTACGATTAACGCGGCTACAGCGACAGGCAAGACCGCAGGCGATAGCGTGACTATTCTCATTACAGGAACTTATGGCGCACAGACACTCGTTGCTAGTGGTGTGACAATCAATGGTACACTTGCTTTTAGTGCCTATGCTAAAATCAAAACACTAATCTATCGCGGTAGTAATACATGGACGGTATTAGGGGGTTAATATGTTTCCATTGGCTTTGTTGAATAGTGGTAGTTTGACAATTGTGCTTTTGCATTTTGATACTGACTACACAGACAGTAGCCAAACAGCAGCGGTGTGGAGTAACAACTGGGATTCTGGGCAATCTATATCTGCAACAAGCAAGTTTGGCGCAGGGAGTTTAGCAACACTCGGTACTGGTGGTATTTATACACAAAACGCTACAGTTTGTACGCCGTTGGGGAGCGACAACTGGACAATAGAGGGCTGGTTTAATAAGACAGCAATCGGTAATGACATTAACGGGCTGTTTATGTTCAGGGGTAATTCTGATAGTGCCTACAAACAACCTATTACGCTATACATAGAAAATGGGATTTTATATGCTGCGGTTAGGTTTGATGCTTCTACGCGGACTACAATATCTCACCAAACGACAATAGTGGCAGGTGAGTTTACACATTATGCGTTAGTTAGAAATGGCGCAACAATTACGCTATACTTGAATGGCGTGGCGGGTACAACAAAAATAGAATCTGGTGCATTGTCATTATATCCGTCAAATATTCTTAATTGCTTTATCAGCGTAGCTGCAAAAGTTGAATATGGCGATGTCACATATTTGGACGGACTTCATGATGAATTTAGATACAGAAGAAGAGAAGCCGTTTATACAACCAACTTCACCCCCCCAACAGCACCGTGGACTTATTAAGAGGTAACAATGGCTAAATATACAAAACCAGACTACTCAGAACAATGGGCTATTCCTATACTCTGTTAGAGCAAAGTGGGCAGTTTCCTAATGCAACTTGGAATATTTAAATGCGTATTAAACTAGCAACACCACTCATTGGTGAGTTTCCACGTTACGCAAACGTGAAGCTCCCCGACAATGCAGCAGTCATTGCACAAAATATGCGGCTGGATAGTGGTGTGCTAAAGCCATTAAACGGATATACACAGGGCGATACGTTAGCATTAACAGGCCACAACATTAACTCTATCCACTTGTGGAAGGTAGGCGGTAGTGCGTATTGGTTGCGTTTTGCTGACAATGTTAATGTCATTCGTTCGCCTATTGCTGACGATGCTTATAGTCGTATTTACTGGAGCGGCGATACTCGTATGGGCGGTGCGCTTCTGTATTCTTATGCTGGAGCAGTCAATGCAATAACTGGCGGTGGTGGTACAGAATACCCAAATAACTATTACAAGCTAGGTATTCCCGCGCCAACAAATAAACCAACAACAGTATTAGCGTCAGCAGCACCTACGGATGATGTCAGCGCATCGGCACGATTTTATACTTATACCTACATTGGTAAATTAGGCGAAGAATCCGCGCCCTACGCACCACTGTTAAATGACCCATCACCACCAGTTGCGCTTATCTGCCCAAATGCAGGCGCAACCGTTCATATTAGTGGACTTGTATTTGATGTATCAGCAGATACAGGGCGCGAAATTGAAGCGGTACGCTTATACCGTACCATTGTTGGCTCAACTGGCAATGCCGACTATCTGTTTTTAGATGAGATCCCGAAGGCTGATATTTTAGGAAGTAGTGGTAAATACTTAGGCGGTAAATACACCGACTCTGTTGCTGACGATGGCTTATCCGAATCGTTGCCAACGTCAATATGGAGTGAGCCAAGAGACAATATGCACAGCTTAGGCTTAACGGCTTATGGTGTTGCTTATGCCGCAGTTGGCAAGATCGTTTGTCTGTCCGAAGTGTTCGTGCCTTACGCATGGCCACGCAATTACGAATTAACGTGTGATAACGATATTGTGGCTATTGGCCATTATGATAGTTACCTCATTGTGGGTACGACTGGTAGACCAGTGATGATTACGGGTATTGACCCGCAGAACATGAGTCAAGCAGAGCTACCCATCATTGAGGCTTGTGTGTCTGCTCGTTCAATGGTGAATATGGGCGCATACGCGATATACGCCTCGCCAAATGGCCTTGTCATGGCCTCGGGTGGCAATGCACAGTTAATTACCGAAGGTGTGATTACAGGCCGCGAATGGGCTAACTACACGCCATCAAGTATTCACGCTTACGAACATCGTGGTTTGTATGTGTTTTTCTGGTACACGGACAGCACTCACAAAGGCGGATTTATCTTTAACCCACGCTCACCAAGTGAAGGGTTTATCAGTCTTAGCTCATGGTTTGTTTCAGGTTATCGAGATATTGAGACAGACACGCTTTGGCTGATTGATAGCAATAAGGTGTTGTTCTCGTTTGATACTGACACCACCAACAAATTGACCATGACTTTTAAAAGCAAGTTATTTTCGTTTGCTCAATTTAGACGATTCTTGGCAGGGCAAGTCTTGGCCAAGTCTTATGTGGGCATGACATTAAAAGTATATGCGGATAATGTGTTGATTCACACGCAGACTGTGACCAGTAGAAAAGGCTTTAGATTGCCATTGCTTGAGAATAAAGAGTTTTGGCAGTTAGAACTATCCACAATTGATGAAGTGCGAGAGATTTCTATTTCGGAAACTATGCGCGAACTAGGTAACGAACAGTAAAGGGTAAGAATTATGGCGAACAATTTAAAGCTTTCAAATGAGGCGGTTAATGCAGAGGCCGATGCGTTATCGGTATTGCTAGATAATGGTTATTTGCGTATTTATGATGGTTCTCAACCTGCCAATGCAGATACCGCGATTGGCTCGCAAGTGTTACTTGCTGAGTTGCGTTTTAATGCTGATGCGGCGGCAGCGGCAACAGCAGGAGTATTAACATTTAATGCGATTACTCAGGACTCAAGTGCAAATAATACAGGTACAGCGTCATGGTTTCGGGCGTTAAAGTCTGATGGTTCTACGGTGATGTTTGATGGCACTGTTGGCACAAGCGGTTCTGACATTAACTTAACAGGAACAGTGTCAATTGTAGCGGGTGCAATTGTTGGTGTGACTTCTGCTAGTTTTACTGTCAATAAGGGCTAATTTATGGACATGGAACAATCGCCACAGTCTGTCAGCATTGATGCTTATGAGCTGATTGACGGCACTTGTTCTTTGTCGCAAGCAATCCAATCTGTTAGCATTGATGCTTACGAATCATTAAGTGGTACTGCGGCTTTATCTCAGGCGATTCAGTCCGTCAGTATTGATGCCTTCTTTAGAAACCAAAGCGCAAATCAAGCCGTTCAAAGCCTTAACGCTCAGGCATTTACTCAGATAAATGCCACAATCTCAGCCACTCAAGGCGCACAATCTGTTGCTATCAATGCTTGGTATTATGATATTGGAATAACAGGAAGCTTTGTACAGACGCAACAATCAATGTCTGCCAGTGCATTTTTACGCATTGATGCACAGATGACACTGACACAACAAAGCCAATACATGACTGCAACAGCCTATAACCTAGTTATCACTCCACCATCACCAGTCGTGATTATGACCCGTGACAGAATCCTTCGCAATATCCGCAACAGAGGAAGCCGCTAATGTTTGGTCGTCGTCGTGATATTCAAATTCCTAAAGTACCTGTATCGGGTGATAAGGCAACACAGAGTTGGATGACTGCCGTAGGTTCAATGCTATCAAAGTATATTGGCGGTGGTAGCAATGACCGCTTAGTGTCGGCAGGTGAATTGATTGATGCAGGTTTAGCAGGGAGTGGTACGGGCGGATTCTTAACTTCTCCCCCTAGAAACTTAACCAAGCCTCCAAAGGTTACAGGACTAACAGCCAATGGCGCATTAGCTTCTATTTTTGTCAGTTGGCACAACCCTTCATTTAGCAATTACGCCTATACCGAATTATGGCGGTCAAACTTAGATGATATTGGACAAGCAGTATTGATTGCCAGTACAGCCGTCGAAAGTTATACCGATAATGTGGGTAGTGCTGCAACTAAATACTATTGGGCAAGGGCAGTATCAGATCAGGGTGTGAAAGGTGAATTTAATTCCGCTAGTGGCACAAAAGGCACAACCAGTTTAGATCCTGATTATGTGATGCAGGTTTTAACGTCAAGCACATGGAAGCCTAATACTACTTACTATCCATTTCAGTATGTGCGTCCTACAATAGATAATGGTTTTCAATATGCGGCGGTTGATGGTGGTACGTCAGGAAGCACAGAACCGACTTGGCCGACAACCATTAACGCAACAGTGAATGACGGCACAATCCAGTGGATAACAGTGCCTGTTGATGCGCGAATCCCTTTTGTGCTGGGTACGCTAGAAGATGGTACGCCTGCCGTGTTCATGGATGTGGCATATATTAAAGATGCGACAATCACCAGTGCAAAGATTAAAGACTTAGTTGCAGATTCAATCACTACGGGCAAATTAAAAGCAAATCTTCAGGTAATGAATAAGCTATGGTATGGCTTTGAAGAATTTGCCAATGGATCAAGTCAAACAGGGTTCTGGCTAGGAGTAGAGGGCGGTGTCCCTAAGTTTAAATTGCATACAGGTGCAGCCAACGGCAATAAAAGCCTTGTTTATGACGGCTATGATTTAAAGCTGACAGGCGATGGCCTGTTTGATGATATTTTTGTTGATTCGGCTAGATTTGAAACTATATCAACAAATACCATTAGCTATAATCAGCGAGTAGTGCCAAGCGACTATTTATCAGAAAATGGAATGGGATTAAATTCAAATAATTATCATGCTTATTTGTGCGCTACCGAGCAAATAAATAAAACGACCTATAATACTGGTGACCCTTACGACATATACTTAACTCCTGGTTATTTATTGGTATCTGGTGGGACAGGATATATTAGTGTTATTTGCCAAAACTCTTTAATAAATCCGTATGATAAAAATGATAAAACAACATTTTTAAGATTTAAAGACAAAAAAATATCATTCACGTCAAGAATTACTGGTGTTCTATTGTCTGATGCTGTTGGGAACAATGCGTTTTATACTTACTTTATTTTGTATGTATCAGGAAAAGGGCAAGGCCTCACACACTTTGAATTTAATATCACATCATACTTAGACACTATTATGGGTGGTACTCCTGTAAGCATTCCTGTTACGGTATCTGGTAAAACACTAACAGTAAACTTCTTTAAATCAACTTCAACTGGGACATCAACTATTGCATTTAGCTTTACAGACTCAGATGAAGCATTAAATTACACAAACACTGGGCATAAGGTTAGAGTTTGGCTTCTTGCTCAGTATAAGTATACTTATGTTGGAGGAGGATATCTTGCTATTTATAACAATGTAGTGCCGAAAGTTGAAGTGCAGTTAAATAAATTAGAATATGTGCCAGCATTCGTTAATTCCTCTGATGCATTGATAACTTAAAATTGAATTTTTATACTAAGCAAAGCTACCGAAAAGTAATTTTCAAGCGTATTATATAGCCACTTAGCCCCACTTTTTAGGGCAACAAACAGCTAACTAAATACCCACTACTCGATTGAGTAAGGTTTTAGTTATGTCGCAACTTAAAAACATATCAGAAGACACACGCGAACACCTCAAAGCGTTACAAAATGAGATGCACTCTTGCGCGGAAAAATTAGAATTACCACTCGTACATTATTTTGTTAATGGCGTTTATGGCCGTGAAATCTTTATCCCTGCTGGCGTTTTAGTCGCTGGACGAATCCACAAGACCGAACATATCAGCATTATTTCTCAAGGCATTGTCGAAGTGGTGACGGATAACGTCATTACAGGCGAAGTCTTGCGCGAAACCTATCAAGCACCCTACACATTCATATCGCCTATTGGCACTAAACGCATGGTTCAGGCATTGACCGATACCGTGTGGACTACCTTTCACAAATACGAAGGCGAACCCATAGGCGAAGGCATGGAAGATATTATGTCATGGCCTGACTACGAATCCTTTGAACAAAACCTATTAACCGAATCAGAAAAACCGTCATTACTTGACGAGGTGACATTATGACTATGGCAGCTGTAGCAGTTGGGGGAGCATCTTTATTGGGTGGTCTTTCAAGCTCCCGTTCTTCTCGTAAAACAGCCAAACAAGCATTAGCTTTGCAGCGCGAACAGTTTGAATTTAACAAGAAACGCTATAACGACTACAAAACCATGTATGGCGGCCTAGAGCAGATGCAAGTTGATGCAGCCAACAAGGGCGTGGTTGCTGACTTAGGCGGCGTAACGTCTCGTACCGTGGGTGATGTAGCCACTCAATTCACCAATGCCGAAGAAGCACAACGTCGAAGCCAACAACGCATGGGTATTAACCCGAATAGTGGGCGTGCTGATGCTATGGGTCGGCAAATGGGATTATCCAAAGCCTTAGCAATGGCTGGAAACATCACCACTAACCGTGAAGGTGAACGCCGCAATGCTGAACAACAGACTTGGAATCGTCGCTCCGAAGTAAACCGTAATGGCATTGCACAGATGAATGGCTCGTTTGGTGATATGAACCAGTCAAGTAATGGCATGGTGAGCAGCCTCAATCAACAATCAGCACAGCAAGCGCAACAGGCAGGCGCATTGTTTGGCGCGGCAGGTAGTATTGCAGGGCAGTATTTGGGTGGGTTGAAAGCACCGACTGTTAAGCCAGTCGAACCTACCGCTCCTCCTGCCTACTTAACACCAAGTTATGCTCAGGGAAGTATGCCAGCGTATCAAACGCCACAGCAAACCGCTTTAAACAATCTTTACTCAGCAATTAAATACTAAGGAGTAAGTCATGGCTATTGCAGGTATTGAAGGTTTAGCACAGGGCTTGATTCAAGGCATGGCACTTAAACGCCAAAATGACCGCCAAGAATTATTAGATGCGCGTGATGCTGAAAAGTTTGACATGGATAAACAACGCTTTGCCACTCAACAGGCGGCGAGTGCTTTTGAATTACAGAACGCACAGACTAATGCAGCCAATGCAGCTATCGACAGAAAAAGGGCGTTAGGTATTCAAAAGAAAGGTGATGAGTTTGAGGCTAATCTTGGCAGGATATTAAGCGCAGGTTCTCCCGAAGGTGAATTAGTAGAGCTTGAGAAAGTACATCAAGGCAGTGGCGTTAAAGGAGCATGGGCGCGTGACCCAAAAACAGGCGGCCTCGCCAAAAATGCCGATGGCACATTTAAGTGGGTTAATGAAGATGGCACTGCTTACGATGCTAAACCCGAAGATGCTATTGGTCGTTATATTGCAAAAGTTGACCCTAAAGGCGAGTTTACAAGAAAGCGTACTCAGCAAGACGAATTGGCAAAAGAAGGACGTGAGGCTAAGAGAAGTGATGCAATAGCGAAAAGAGATCATAAATACGCAGTAGATCGGCTTTATACAGCCGATGCTATTGCCGATGGCAACGTAAAGCCCGAAGAAGAAACTCCATTATCCGCAGCAGATTTTAAGAGTTTTTTTGGTGAAGATTATGAGATTGGTACAGATGCTAATGGACTGCCAAAAATGGGAAGCCGTATAAATCGCCAATTACAAAACAGATTTTTAACATGGGCATCGGTTAATAAAAGAAAAGCTACGATGTCGGCATATCAAGACTGGGTTGCTAATGACCCTGCCGCACAGTCATTATCGTTGAATAATAAAAACCAAAACGTAATTGGCGCAGGGGTTCTAAAAGGATACGCAGCCCCTGATATCTCAAATGGAGAGCAAATTGATTTGTCTGATTTTAGTAGTACGGCACAGTCTAGCACTGGCAATAAAGCACAAAAACCAACAGGTCTAACAATTCCCAAAGTAACAGCAACCGCCACTTACGACAAGATGCAAAGAAAATCTGAAAACATGAGAAGCTCTGACTATCAAAAATATGAACAATCTATGCCTAGCACCATTCCACCTAATGCAGTCCAAAAAACAGATGCTAATGGCGGTATTTATTATGAATTAAAGGCATCTAAAACAAATCCATCACCGCCAGATGGTTTTTTTAGAAAGTCTGATAATTACAGAAGCCCTGACTATAACGTATTCATATCAAATACAACTGGCTTTGCCTCATCTAATTAACTCGGTGCAATAACATGGCTAATATTTTTCAGGTATGGGATAAAGAAATACAAGGTCTTGCAGCAGAGTCGGCAGATGACGCAATAATTGAAGCGCGTCGCCAACAATTAGCAGAGCATTTTAAGGCTAAGGCTAAGGCATCGGGCTTATCTAGTAAAAAAATATACGAAACCTTAGACAAGTTTGACGCATATTCACGCCAAAACACTACCAACGAAGATAACCGCCTTTCTCCCGAAGAAGAAGAAATGTTGCAGCGTGTTAAGGACGGCACAATCACAACAGGCGCAATAAAAGAAGTCGGCAAACGCTTTAAAGATGTTGGTTTAGGTGTGGTGTCTAGCTTAACCCGTATGGGTGGTGATATTGCTCAAACAATTAGCGATGTAGGCGACAATGATAAAACCGAATTATCAGCACAAGCAGCACAAGGTTTATACAACATAACCGATGATATTCGCAGTAACTACAGTGAAGGCACAAAAACAGCAAAAAAAGACTTTTGGAGTCCCGAAGGTTTAACGATGGGTGTGGCCGAGAACTTAGGTCAAATTGCAGGTACAGCCGCATTACTTGGGACAGGTGGCGCATTGGCAGGTGCGGCAGGTGTTACCAGTAAGGCAGGTAAACTACTTGCAATGGGAACAATGGCCGCACCATTGGCCTACAGTCAAGGCTATGGCCAAGGCAAAGAAAGCTCACTCGATGAAATCAATAAAACCAGTAACGCGCAGTTATGGGAAAACGTAAAGGCAGAAGCAAAAGCCTATGATGATGCAGGTGGTACAGGTGAAGTACCGTACTTAGTACAGCAATTTAAAGAGGCTGGCGGTGACATCAATCTAATGAAAGATTTGATGGCCGAGAACGCAGGTAATCGTGCAGGTATTATGACGGTTGCCACAGAACCCTTAGCAATGGGTGTTGGCTCATTGATGAGTCGTGGTGCTGCAGCAGGCGGCAAAGGATTACGCGCTGGCTTAGTCAATATTATGAACAACCAAGGCATGAGTAATGAATTGGCTCGCCGTATTGCCGCAGGTGGAAGTGCTGGCATTGCGAGTCAAGTTGGTAAAATTGGTTTAGTTCAAGGGATGCGTGGTACAGGACAAGAAGGAATACAAGAAGGCGGTGAAGGCTACATTGCAAAAACAGAGGGTTCTTTAGCGGCAGGTCGTAAAGGTGAGCTTACAAGTGAAGATTGGCGTGGTGAGCATGGGATTATTCAACAAGGCTTACAAGGTGCGGCTATTGGCGGCATTATGGCAGGCGGTAGCGTCTATTCCACGGCGCGTAACGCTTCTAAACTAGCACTCGAAAAGAACGGCTTACCTGAAAAACATGATGCTGCACTTATTGCCAATGAACAGGCCATTGCTAACTTAGAAAAAGCGACACAGATTCTTGATTTAAACCCTGAAGATGTTAAGGCGCAAGAGGTTCATGCTAAAGCCTACGATGAGGCATTGGTTGCAACAAATAACTTAGAGCAATTAACAGGTAAATTTAACGCACTTTATACGCCTGAAGAACAAGAAGTCATTAAAGCCAAAACAATGGAAGGTGTCGCGGCTCGTGCTAAGGTTGCCGAAGATGCAGCCAAAGCACAGCAAGAACTTGATGTGGCGCAGGCTAAAGCAGAACGCCAAAACAAAAAAGCCGAATATGAAAAAACAAAGGTAAGAGAGGCCGAACAAGCTGCAAATAAAGAGAAGCTAACCGACAAGCAACAACTTGAAAATACCTTAGCTGAATTTGCCGCAGAAAATGACACGGACTCTATGTTGGCATTGCTTGATGGTTATGAAAATAAAGCCGAAGCTGATAAGTTATTCAACAATGCGTTTAAGACGGTTGAAACACGCGCTAAAGAGGCAGAAAAGGCAACCAAAGCACAAGAGGCTGAGACAGCCAAGCAAGAGCAAGCCAAGCAAAAACAATCTGCCTTTAGCGCAGATATGTTTGCATTGTATGAAAGCAATCCCAACGCAACGTACAATGACTGGAAAGCTATCGGCAAAAAATACGGTGTGACTAGCGCGATTGACTTGGCTAGTGCTTGGGCAAATGCAAGAGCCAATAAGCCTAAGCAATTTTCTGCTATTAAAGTAGATAGTGCAACAATTGGAATTGCACATAAAAACTATGCTAGCAAACTACTTTCACCAATAAAAAAATCCATAGCTAATGGGAATTACGCTAAATACACAACAAAAACAGGCAAAAAAATAAAATTTGTAATTGCTGAAGATAATGATTTAGAGGCGGTTATTTTTGCTTTTGATGAGGAAGAAAATAATCCAGTAGCAATGATGACCTATTCAAAGCATGAGGATAATGGTTCTCGTTTTAACCCATATATCAGAGTTGATGATTCTTTGCGCCGTCAAGGAATTGCTACTGAGATGTACAAATTAGCAGAGCAAAACGGAGGTTTAATACCTGAATTAAATCAAAAAGGCCAAGTCAGAACAATTGATGGGCAAAAATTCAGAGAGTCTATAAGCAAAAAAGACGAACAAAAACCAGAAAACACAGAAACTTTAGCCTTGCCCGCACCTGATACGGTGATGGTGGCTGATGCTCAAGGAAATGTAATACCAACAACAGAAAACAACGTGCCACAAAAGCCACGCAGTAATGATTTTTCTGTGCCAAGTGGATTAAAGGTTGATGTATCCAATGTCGAAAACACACGGAGCGACTTAGGCAAAGGGTCTTATGTTGGTAGTGCAATGATTGTACGCCAAGACGGACAGCCATTCCCTACGGAGCAAGTAGCACAACAAGCCTTAGCTAACAAAGCAACCAAGAAGCCTAGACGCAAAAACGAGCAATCCGTATCAAAAGACACTCATTCTGTTGTGCCTGTTGATGGTGGTTTTGCTATTGCGCCAAAATCAGAACAGCAAATTACGCAAGAGGATATTATTGGCGAGTACGCACGCGATACTTCACCTAATGACATTATTAAATTAGTAAAAACTGAGACGGGCTATGAATTAGATTTTGATGGAATATCAACTTATTATGATGGAGAGGATTCGTTAAAAAAAGCTAAGTCATTCCTTAGAAAATATGGTTTTAAAAAAATCAAACCAAAGGTTGAGTCAGAGTGGCAGGCAACACCTAAAGAGCCAGTGGTTGAAGTAGAGAAGCCAAAAAAGCCTGACGATAACGAAGATGGTGGTGTCATTACAGATGCGCCTAAGCCTAATGCGCCTGTATCGCCCACAGGACAGCAAGCCGTTGATAATACCCCTACGCAAGCCATTGAAGATGACAGCATTAAAACCAAGCATATCAAACAGTCTAAACCTGTTAATCGAACTATTAACGAGGATAAAGACGATATATTGGCCGCTATTGCTAAATTGGGTGGCTTAGACCTTGCTGATGCAAAATCACAAGGGGTTGATGTTGAGGCTTACAAAGGTAAACGTGCAGCAGGGTTATTGGGTGTTTTTAAGAAAGATGGCACTGGTAGCGATTTTGATACAATGGCCGAATACCTGAGTGGGTATGGCTATCCTGTGCATGAAGGCGGCAATACTGCTTGGGATAATGTGACTGGCTCATATTCTGTTAATGCACTTGCAGATGCACTAATTACTGCCTTAAATGGTGGTGATATTGGCACAACAAGCTATATGCAAAATAAACTGCAAGCACAGATGGAGGCAGACCAAAAAGAAGCCGAAGAAATGGAGCGTTTGTTTAACGGTAAAGGCTCTAGCACTTGGGACGAAGCAGACGCATTAGACACCATTTCTGATATAACTCTTGATGAATTTATCAAAGATGAATCTGCTATCCCTGAAAATATCACCCTACAAGCATTAAAAGAGGCCGAAAATGAGCAACAAATCAATGTTAGCAATAGCAGACAAACACCTAACGCCAAAACAGAAGCATCAAGTATTAAAAATGACGATGCAAAAGCTACTAGCGATGGAAAAACAGGGCAGCAAGAAAGCCAAAGCAGCACTAGACAAGATTCGAGCAAAGGTTTAAACCCATCGTTTAATCTTAACGCACAAACCAATGAAGAATTGGCAAAGCGTGATGCTGAAAACAAAGCAGCCGAAGCTAAACGCCAAGCAGAAGAAAAGGCCGCTAAAGATAAAGCTCAAGCCGATAAAGAAGTATCAGACTTCCGTTTAAGCGGTAGCAATGCACCTGCTGATATTGCTATGGCTGGCGGTCAGAAAGATATGTTTGCTCCTCCTACTCGCGGTGAGCGTGAAGCAGAGAAGGCAAAGCAAGAACCAACAAAAGAAGAACCTGTTAAATGGTTTGGCTCTTTGCCTAAAGCAGTTGAATGGGTAGCAAAACAAAAAGGACAGAAATTTGATATTCGTCAAAGCAATGGCCGTTTTGAGATTTACCCTGCCAAAGAACAAACACAGGGCAAATCCGTCCAAAATAACGAACCTGCACCAGTAAAACAGCCTGAAGCTAAAACAGAACCGAAAGCTAAGATAGATTTTTCTGAGGCATCGGTTAAATTAGAAGACGTGCTTAATAAATGGGAAGCCATTAAAAAAGGCGATATTGTCATCACCAAAAGCGGCAGAGCGTTAATTGCTCAATCTGACGCAAAAGGGAAGATGTCTATTCGTTTTAAGGCAAGAGAGGGAGGTTTGGAGGAGGCTTTGAGTATAGTTCGTGTAACAGGCGATAATAAAGTCAGTAAAATGCTTTCCGATAGACTCCAAGAACAAAGCAAGGGCGTATTAGCTAAAAGACTAATCGGCAAAAACTCAGAAGGTAAAGACCTGTACGAAGATGGTCGTGGCGTAAGATTCACTGATAATGGCCGTGGGGTTCAGGTAGGTGAGGATGTTTCTTTTGTTCAACGCAATGAGGAATTGACTTTTGACACGTCAAACCGTACCGACGAACACCGCACCGTTGAAGAAGTAGCGGCAAGACAGTCTAAAAAAATTATACCAACTTTTGATGATGTGATGACGCATTTAAAAGAAAGTGGAGTATTAGGGTTAAATTGGCACAAAGACGCACAATCAAAAGCATTGGTAAAAAACACTTTAGAGGATTACTTAGATAGCATTATTCCAAACGATGTTTCCGAAAAAGAATTTAAGTTTATTACTGATGAGTTTTTTAATGAACTTGTTTCTAGTATCCCTGAAGATAAATATCAGTCGTCAGGAATGTTAGCTCATCCTATTCCTGAAATTGCCAAGAAACCCAAACAAGATGCACAGGAAGTTATTGTTTTTAGTTTTTTTGAAAACTCTGATTTTGACGAAAAAAAAATCAAAGAGACAGCATATGATAAACTTGAAGATATTGCGCCAAGTGTTAAAGATTATATTGCGGTCGAGCATAACATAGACTTGCAGGATGGCGACCCTAAGACTTATGGTAGCTTAGTTGCTTACAAAGGCGATTTTGATAAAATACTAGATTTGTTTCACACATTGGGCAATCGTATTTCTAAAAATGATAAAAAAACAGTTGTCAATCGTTTAAAAGCTGAAATTATGGCAAAGCAACAGCTAGCCAAAGATTTTGAGAGAAAATCACAAAATGAAGCGGAAGCGATTAAACAACCAACAAAAAAAGAAAGCCTACTCATTAAAATTGATGATGAGTTAGATTCTGCACTAGATGACTTGGCTGCCATTTTTAAAGAACAAGGCAAGCGATTAAGCTCAGGCGTTGACCCTGTGATTATGGGCAAGGTGCTGGCTATTGGCATGAAAGCCTCTACGCTTTACTTGGCAAAAGGTGCGGTTAAGTTTTCTATTTGGGCTGAAAACATGATTGCATCTTTGTCCAGCAAGGGCGTATCGCAAGACTTGGTAAAACCTTACTTAAAACAGTTATATCTTGCAAGCAAGGTTGAAGCATCACCCGAAATCCGTCAACAGATGGATAAAGAAGATGATGTATATGATTTTGATTTTGCTACACTGAATGTAAATCAAAAAGAAACAACCGACAGCACAGAAAATACACCCACTACCAAAGAAACATTAACCGACCTATTCTACAAACACCTTAAACAAGGCACGTTACCTGAAAACAATGTCAACCTTCGTAAAATGGTGGTCGAGTTTGATGGCAAAGAAGTTGATAATTACCGCTTGAAAGAAGCGCAAGAAATGCTTGAGGCGGCAATAGCTCGCCATTCACGCGATGTTGTAGCATCAAACCATAACGGCGATGCGTCAACATTTAATCAATTAGTTGACGCATACAATAAGCAACCAAACCTAAATATCAGAACCAGTACCAGCATTGAAAACCAAGCCTACAGCACACCTGCGCCTTTAGCGTTTGTTGCTGCAAAGATGGCGAACATTGGTAAGAATACAACCGTGTATGAGCCGACAGCAGGCAACGGAATGTTGCTAATCACGGCATTACCTGAAAATGCCACTGTCAATGAAATGGAAAGCACCCGATTTAACAACCTTAAAGACCAAGGATTTAACGCGCATCAAGGCGATGCACTAAAAGCGATTGAAAACGGGGTTGTTAAGCCTAATTCACAAGATGCAATCATCACCAATCCGCCATTTGGTTCAATTAAAGAAAATGGCAAGACGGTAAAAGTTGCAGTTGACGGTTATAAAATTGGCAAGATTGACCATTTAATTGCAGTTGAAGCGTTAAAGGCCATGAAGCCCAATGGCACAGCCGCAATCATTATTGGCGCGGACATGGTTCAGGGTGGCATATCAACCGATGACCGCATTTTCTTTAACTGGTTATATGCAAATTATAATGTAGTCGGCCACTTTGAAGTGGATGGTAAGCTATACTCAAGACAAGGGGCTTCTTGGCCTGTTCGTGTCATCATTGTACATGGCAAACAAGCATCTGATAAAAACTCACCTGTAACGGGCGCAATCCCACGTTATGAAAATTGGAAAGACGTATATGACCAATACACTAAAATGGTGGTGGCCTCAAACAACAGAGGACTATCAAGCGATACTAGCGGTACAAACAACTCAGCCAATGACACCAGAACACCACAGGATGTTGATGGAGTCAAAACTACGCAAGCTAGTACAGGAGGACGAAACACCACAAGAAACAATGATGATGTCGATGGAGCACCTACCCGAAATGTATCAAATCGCTCAAGAAACGGAGGTAAGCAATTACCCGTCAGCGATAATGTACAGCGATTCGATGAACGCACTAATGCACAAGATAATCTGGCCGTTGGAGACAACCGAGATACAGGAGTCACAACAGGAAACGATTCAAGAGTGGACGGAAGGTCAAAGCCTGATGGGAATACTGGAAAGGATGTAGCGGTATTATCTGACGCTGACAACTCTTTTCAGGTCAAATACACGCCTGCATCTTCGCGCAAAGATGAGGGAGTGCTTATCCCTATCAATATGCGCCAACCACTCATGGAGTCTCTATTAACCCTTGAGGATAGTGTTGGCGATATTGATAAATATGCCGCTAAAGAACTTGGCTACCGCAATACAGAGCAATTGCATGATGCGCTAATGGGTCTGCAGGTTGATTCTGTTGCCTCAGCAATCTATCAAATCAAAGAAAAAAACAAAGGTATTATCATTGCCGACCAAACAGGCATTGGTAAAGGCCGTCAAGCAGCCGCAATCATTCGATGGGCAATGCTTAACGGACATACGCCTGTTTTCGTTACTGTTAAACCGCAATTATTCACCGATATGTATGGCGATTTATCCGACATTGGCAGTAATGACGTAAAGCCGTTTATTGTTAATACAGGGGAATCCATATCAGGGAAAGACGGCAAAAAACTACACAAAACAAAACCTGATGCCAAGCACAGAAAAGAGGTAGAGGATATTGCGGGTGACGGCGTATTGCCTGATGACTACAACGCAGTATTTATTACCTACTCGCAAATCAACAAAACAAACAATCAGCAAAGGTTACTTTCCGCTTTGTCGGGTAACGCTATTTTCATTCTTGATGAATCGCATAACGCAGGTGGCGCATCGTCCACAGGTATGTTCATGCAGGAAGTGTTAAAAGAAGCGAAAGGTGTTGTTTACCTATCGGCAACCTTTGCTAAACGCCCCGACAATATGCCGCTTTACTTCAAAACGGACATGGGTTTAGCGGTTGGTGATACCAATGAACTTAGCACAGCCGTTATGAATGGTGGGCTACCACTACAAACAGTTATTTCAAATTCTTTAGTAAAAGCAGGTCAGTTGTTTAGACGTGAACGAAGCTACAATGGTGTAAGCATTGAAACTAAAGTTGATTCGACTAACAAAGTAGAGCATGAAAAGTTATCGGACGAAGCAACGAAAGCATTAAGAGCGATTGTTGCAGCAGACAGAATGTTTCATAACAATTACTTTGCCCAATTAGAGAAAGAAGTTGAAGCAGAAGGGATGCAAGCAAGGGCAGCAGGTAATAAAGCCGAGAAATCTGTTAATCACCATGAATTTTCTAGTGTGGTTCATAACTTTATTAGACAGATGTTGCTTGGCCTTAAAGTGGATACCGCCGCTAATGATGCTATTGCCGCGTTAAAGCGTGGCGAAAAACCATTGATTGCCCTAGAAAATACAATGGGTTCGTTCTTAAATGAGTATGTTTCGGCAAATGGGTTAAAAGAGGGTGATTCGCTTGGTGATTTTGGCTACAGAGATGTTTTAAGTCGTGCATTGCACAGAACAAGAGCCGTTACGATTAAGGATAAAAAAGGCGAAGAAACTAGAAAAGAAGTAGGTTTGCATGAGTTAGATAGCGCAACACGCGCCGCCTATAACGAAGCACAAAAAATCATTGATTCGTTAGATGTGACCATTCCCGCATCACCGATTGACTGGATGAGAAGTCGCATTGAAAAGGCAGGTTACACCGTTGCTGAAATTACTGGCCGAAATATGGCCGTCGATTACTCCACTAAAACACCAACCGTTTCACAAGTGCCATTGTCTGAGCAAAATGACAAGGTAGGCACAACCCGTATGTACAATAGTGGTGAGCTTGATGCCATTATTTTGAATGTCGCAGGTTCGACAGGTATTAGCTTGCACGCTTCGGAGAAATTCAAAGACCAGCGCGTCCGTCACATGATTGTTGCCCAACCCGCACAAGACATTAACATCTTCATGCAGATGCTTGGCCGTATTCATCGTACAGGTCAGGTCGTATTGCCTAAATACACGATTCTTACCTTAGATTTACCTACCGAAAAACGCCCTACCGCCGTACTTAATAAAAAGATGAAGTCGCTCAACGCCAATACTTCATCCAATACCGAGTCGGCAACGTCCATTGTTTCAATGGATATGTTGAATAAGTACGGTGATAAGGTTGTTTCCGCATATCTTAGCGAGAACCAAGATATTGCTAAAAAGATTAGTATGGAGGTTCACGGCGATACGTCATCCTCCGAAACTAATGATGATTTTGCTAAAAAAGCCACAGGCCGATTCGCGTTATTGCCTATCCAAGAGCAAAACAAGATTTATGAGGAAATTGAGCCGCAATATGCCGCGTTAATCAGCTATCTTGATGAAACAGGGCAAAACGAGCTTGAGCCTAAGACCATTGACTTTGAAGCAGAGTTAAAACTTGAGTCAACCGCCGTTCCTGCTACTGACCCAAGCACACCATTCGGCCAAGAAGCAATCTATGGCGAGTACAAGGTCAAGCCGCAAGGCAAACCAATGACTATTGAGGAAGTCAAGGCGTTAGTGCTGAAGAATATTGGCGAAAACAACTCACCTTCTGAGTTTACTCAAAAACTTATTAGTGATGGGCAAGAAGCATTTGACGCTTTTATAAAAACGCTTGAATCAAAATATCATGCCGCTAGAGACGAGGAGGAGGCAGGTAATGTACAAAAACTTATCCATAATCAAAGGGCTGTTTTTGAAAACACAAAAGCGTTTATTGAGTCTCACCGTGTTGGTAGCATTTGGCAGATAGATGTTAAAGGCGATATTTACAATGCTGTTATCACTAATGTTAAGTCAACCTTCAAAAAGGGTGGGCATGGTAATCCATTTGCACAAAGCAAAATCTTAATATCACTTGCGGTTAATGGTGAATTAAGAAGTATTACTGTACCAATGACAGAGTTTACGCGCATAGAAGTTACCAAATACTATGGCAATGCAAGTGATGCCATGAGACAAAGAACTGACGACTCAGCACTTGCCAAAATCATTACAGGCAATCTTTTATCGGCTTATGCAAACATTCAAGGTTCGGATGGCCGCGTTATATCCTTCACCAAAAAAGATGGTTCAGTTGAGCAAGGTATTTTACTGCCTAAGAAATTCAACTTTAAAGATAATGTTCGCCAAGACTTTGCTATTAAAGATGCAAGTGATGTCTTTAAGCTATTGAAGTCAGGCGTTACAGATATTCTTAAAACAGGTGTTGCCAGTAGAAAAGGCGACATTCGGATTATCCATAATACCAATACTGGCGGTATTACTATTTACACGCCCAAAGCGAAAACAACAGGCGGCAAATGGTTTTTAGATAAAAAACTAATCGGCATTACAGGTGATTTTGTTAGCAACGGCACTATGATGACGGTGAGCGTGCCATCGAGCAAAGCCGTAGCCGCACTTACCGCCGTTATCAATAAGTCGCCACTGTATGTGTTGCCAAGCCAAGCAGACGCAACAAAGGAACTTTTAGGCTATTATGATGGTCAGGTTAATCTTAAAGAAGATAAGCCAAAATTCAGCCGTGGCACAAGCGAAGCTAAATATTCTGCTAATGATTGGCAAGAATGGTCAAAACTTCCAGAATTTCAGGATGATGACAATAGCACTGTTTTATTTAATGGCGGCAGTGATGGATATATATTAGAGGTTGAATCTCGAAGTGCTTTGGCTTTATGGCCTGGCTTGTTTACATCAAGAGATATAGAAAACGCTCTAAGTCACGGCAAGGATATTACCGCTTTTCGTCTTTCTGATGATGAGATGTTAAGTCAATCTGATATTAACCATTTATCTAATGCCAAATTAAGCAAAGCATTAAAAAGTGTATGGCCTAAACCTTTACGGAAAGGAACACCAGCATGGGACGTTGCTTGGGACGCGGTAATATATGATAAGTCTGACTTTGCATCGTTAGGGCTAGAAGATGACATGAGTGTGAGGGATGGCTCATTCATGGATTTACTAGGATATAGTTCGGATGAGGCAGGAGAAGCGAGCTGGTATGCTCAAAATCTTCGGGGTAGATTAGCCGAAGAATTAGGATACAAAGCGGTTGATATGGATGATGAGCATGGGACAAGTTGGTATATTGTGCCTGGTGTTAAATCAATCCCATTACCAAATAAAGAAAAAAATAGCCTAAAAAGTAAAAGCGCAAATTTGACTAATAGTGGCGGTTTAACCACCTCACAAGTACGTCAATCATTAGTCAACCGCTTTGGCGAGAAACTGATTAAGACTTTAGAAGCTATGGGCTTAATCACCATCATGGATTCACCACCATCATGGGCTGAACCTGATACTGATGGTGCTTACCATAATGGTAAGATTTATCTATTTGCCGACAACCTAACTGCCGAAACTGCAATAGCCACCTTTGTACACGAATTAGGTGGTCACAAAGGTTTTCAGGAGATGATGAGTCCTAAAGCCTATGCAATCATTATGGCGGTGTTTGACCGTTTAGTGGCACAAGGTAATCCGATTGCAGTAGCGGCAAAAAAACGCGCACAGCAAGCAGAGGACAGCCAAGACAGACAGACCGATGAATACATACCCTATCTATTAACCGAGCAAGAAAAGGCACATCAAGCCACAAAAGCACAGCGTAATGCAGTACAACGCCTGATTGACCACATTGTACGGGCTGTTAAAGGTTGGTTGTTTAATCAATTAACCAAGTACGATATTACAACAGGCTTAGGCAAGCGTGTTTCTAGCCTTCTTGATGCGCGTGATATTCAACTCATGGCCGAGAAGATGATTCGGGAGATGGGTAATGGGACAAACCCAAGCAACAATACCAAGGCTAAAGGTTCTCAATTCAGCCAATTAAACACGCCACAATCCCAAATCAACGCAGTACGCAAGAAGTACGAAGGCACTAGCCAATGGATGAAAGCACCTAACGGACAGCCTACTAAACTTAATGAGGTGCAATGGTTGCAAGTGAGGACTCCAAACTTTAAGGCATGGTTTGGTGATTGGGAGAATGACCCGAAAAATGCTAGTAAAGTGGTTGATAGCAATGGCGAGCCGATGGTGGTTTATCATGGGACAGAGTATGGCGGATTTACAGAATTTGGGTCATCAGGATATGGTGCAGCTTCGAGAGAAAAAGGGTTTTGGTTTAGTAACAAAATAAGGGCATTAGAGTATTCTGGAAAAAATCAAGAAATAGAGATTGTCCCAGTATTAAAATCATGGAGTGATGCAGCCTATTTTGCAAAAAAACTAGATGTTGAGTTTAAAAAAGCTCCTGAAGATGAATATGATGATGGGATTTATTTTATTGATGATGACATTGCATCAACGCTTAATCAGGCGAGAAATATTCTACAAAAAGCAATAGAGGACAAACAACCTGCTGGGATTTATCCTGTGTTTTTAAGTTTAAAAACTCCAAAAACGATTAACGCTAAAGGGAAATTGGCAACAAACATCAATACCCTAGTTATGAGTAACGTACCAAAAAAATATGATGGTATGATGATTGTTGATGTTGATGACGCAGGCAGATTTGGTGATTACGGCTATATTACTGATAATTATGTTGCAAAAACATCAACCCAAATAAAATCCGCCATTGGCAATACGGGCGAATTTAACCCAACGAATCCCGATATTCGCTTTAGCCGCAAAGCTAAAAACCCTATTACCGAAGGCATTAAATCAGCCGCCAACGACGCTAAAAACAGCCTACCTAAGCCTATATCGGGCAAAATAGACCACTTTTTAGCAGGGCGTAGATTGCCTAGCAGTGACTTAGCCAACATTGTTTCTAAAACAGAGTTAAGCCTTTATCACCGTACCATTAGCACCCAACAAAATACCGCCTTGCAGTTACCTGACTTCAAAAAAGTCTATGACATGGCACAACGCTACTTACAACACGTCTCGGTTGATGCTTATGCCGCATTGCAAGCAGCACCTAATTTGTTAGGTCAATTAGAAACGTGGAGCGACTTAAAGAAAGAATTTAAAAAGGCGTGGTATCCAACATACGTTAAACAAAAAACAGACAGAGCCGCAGTAGCCGAAGTGATTTTTGATGAAACGCTTAATAATGAATTGAGAAGTGAGGAGGATATTCTTAAATCATTATCACGCGACCAACGCAGAATCTACAAAGAGGCAAGAGACGCTATAGAAATTAGCCTAAAGAATACCGCCAAGTCGGAAATGGTGCGTAAACTTTTGGCAGCAGAAGCTATCAACTGGAACACGGTTGAATCCTTGATGGATAAAAACCAACCTGTTGAGCAGTTTGCCCAAGCAGTGCGTGACTTGGTGGAGTCTCGTATTGGTGGATTAAGTAATGAGCTTGAGGCCATTCTTGACAGTGACAAGATGGTTAAAAAAGCATTTAAGACAGGAAAGGTTTTAGACAAAGACGTTTTATCTAAAGCACAAAGAGCTGAGCTTAAACAAGCCTTGTTTTTAAAAGAGCAAATTGACACCACAAAAGAAGCCTTAAAGTCGCTTAATGATGTTGAAAAACGTCTTGATACGCTACTTGAACAGGGTTATGCGCCATTGATGCGTTTTGGCGAATATACGCTTACTGTTCGCGGCCAAGATGACAAGGTTCAATCATTCTTTATGTTTGAAACCAAAGCAGAACAAGCAAGAGCAGCCAATGCCATTGTTACGCGTTATGGTAAAACGGTAAAACTAGAAACCGATATGATTAGCAAAGAGGAGTTTAAGCAGTTTGCAGGCATGACACCTGAAACGATGGCATTGTTTGCCAAAGAAACAGGCATGGACAAAGACGCAGCATATCAGCACTACTTAAAACTGGCCATTCCTGCGCGTAGTGCCATGACTCGCATGATTAAGCGTAAGGGGACAGCAGGGTTTAGTGATGACATTCAACGGGTGGTTGCTTCGTTTGTTATGAGCAATGCGCGTATGGCAGCAAAAAACATCTATGCCGCACAGATTGAAAAATCTATTCAAGCGATTGAAAGCGGTAAGTCTGTCAAAGACCAAGCTATTGTTATGAAAGAGAACGTCTTTAATCCCAAAGAAAACTTTGCCCAATTACGCAACATTTTATTCTTGTGGAACTTAGGCGGCTCGATATTCTTTGGCTTGCTAAACATGACACAGCCCTACTTACAGACCTTACCGCACCTATCGCAATATGTACCTATTGCCGATGCAGGTAAAGCCATTTTAAGGGGTTCTAAGATTGCAGGTGCAGCTATGAAAAATGGCCATGCACCTAAAGGCTATGAAGCTGAATACAATCGTGCCGTCCGTGAAGGCCATGTTGACCCACAAAACGTGTTTATGTTGAGCGGTGTTGAGCGTGGCAAAACAGGGTTAAGCAATAGTTGGACTTCGGTTGCATCGCACTTAATGGGTTCAATTGCTCAAGTCACAGAATCCTTTAACCGTAAAGCCGTATTTATAGCCTCGATTGATGTTGCCAACAAAAAGGGCGATGCTTGGTTAAAGAAACATGGTTTTGCAACAGCTTATGATTTTGCCGTGGACTCTATTGCCCAAACACAAGGCGTGTACAACAAGGCTAACCGCAGCAATTGGGCGAATACCTCGGTGGGTGCGCCATTGATGGTGTTTAAGCAGTTCAGCATTAACTACGTTGAGCAAATGGTGAGGATGTGGAAAAAAGAAGCGGCGAGTGGAGATGAAGGGAAAAAAGCGGTGTTTTTAATGTTGGCGATGCTGGCTTCGTTGTCGGGCGTGATGGGCTTGCCGTTCATTAAAGATATTCTTGATGTGTCCGAAACCACAGCGGCCTTCTTAGGCAATCCCGTCAACATTGAGCGTGAAGCACGTTTAGCTTTAGGTAAAGACTTGGCCGACCCATTGTTTAATGGCGTGTTAAATCACTTTATATTTAATCAATTGGGTATGGATATTCAAAGTCGTACAGGGATGCCTGATTTAGTGCCGTGGTCTAACGCACTAAACCCAACACTTAGCGCACAAGGCCGAATTAACGAGTTTGCAAGTATTGGCGGAGCAACAGGCGGCTTGATTGAGAAAGGTTATGACGCAACTCAGTTGATTGCCCGTGGCAATATCGGAACAGCCGCATTAACACTCATGCCTCGCTCATTCACCAGCGCGTTTACTGGCGGCAAAATGGCCGTAACCGATGAAGTGATGGATAGCAAAGGCAATAAGCTATTTGACACAACATGGAGTGAGGGGCTGGTTAAAGCAATTGACGCGACACCTAAGCGTATGGCTGACTTATCGCGCACGAAGTCATTGGAATGGAAGGATTTTGCTATTCAAGACTATATGACCACTAGCTTCAAGCAAAAGATAATAGCTGCTATGATGGATAAAGACCAAGTCGAAGTGAATAAATTGATGAAAGAGATTGATGTGTGGAATAACGCAAGATCGCGTTACCCTGTTTACATCAACCTAAACACATTGGCAGAAAATGCTAACAAGAAAGACCAAACCTTTGATGCAAGGGAGAAGATACGCAAGGGCATGACATGGGTCAAGGACGAGCGTCCTGAAATGTGATTGATGTTACAATTCAACTAACTAGCTTGTTAAATTCAAGCAACCAAGAGAGGTATATATGACAGCGCAAACAGCAAGATTATTGGTAGATGGGAATGGTCAGATTATTCCTGATCAGTATTATGATGTGGTAACTAATAGCTTTAAAGCGAGTGAAGGCGGAACAGGCATATCTGTTGGAGGTTCGGCGGTTAGCTCTAGCAATCCGTTGCCTGTCGCACAAACTGATGGCGGCGCGGTATCAGGAACAGCAACAAGCGCAGCAGTATTGTTCACAACATCAATGTTGAATTATGAAAGCATCACTGTTCAAGTGACGAGCGCGGGAACATCTTGTGTGATTGTTTATGAAGCAAGTGAAGATGGGGTAACTTGGCAAGCGACATCGGGATTGACTGTTAGTAATGGTGGAGCGTCTCCTAACATTTCATATTCAACAACCCCCATCATTTTACAATTTCCTAGAAAAGCTTCGTTTTTTCGGGCGCGTGTTAGCACTTACGGGTCTGGCACAGTTTCGGTAGTTGGATCGCTATCAAAAGTCCCTGTTACCAACCTTGGGCTTATATTTATCGGCGGAAGTTCGACGGTTGAGGGTGGGGGTACTGGCACTAATCCAATAGTTATTGGACTGGAAGGCCGTACATCGTCTAAAACAAGCGTGGCAAACTCAACTCTAGTACGACCCATTGCTACAGTAGATGGTAGATTAATCACGCGATTAAACTCAATCCCCGAGAATGAATGGCAATACGCAGCAGCAAGTGGTGGCATTGTTAATACAGCAGATAACGTATTAATTGCGGCGGCAGGCGCAGGCATTAAAAACTATTTGACAGGTTTGAGTGTTGCTAACGCTAACGCCACAGCGTCAGAAATAGTTATTAAAGATGGTGCATCTACTGTTATTTGGCGTATGTATTTAGCCGCAAATGCTCCGATTCAAAGCATTAAATTCGTCACGCCACTCCAATCTTCTGCAAACACAGCACTTAACGTGGCTTGTATCACAACAGGCACACAAACCTACATTAACGCACAGGGGTATAAAGCACCATGATTTATAATATTTTAGTTGAGAAAAAGGGTAAGTTTGTTAAAACTGGCAAAACAGTCGAGTGTACGTTTGAAGAAACTCAAGAGGTCATAGACAAGTTACGGTTAGAGCATGGCTGTTGTTGCGCGTTAGAGCTAGTCAGTGAATAGTTACAGTGTAGCCGAGCGCATTAATAGCGATGTTAATGCGTCAGTCACGTATAAAACCGATCTACAGCAGTATAACAAGCCTGAGCATTGGTGTTTACCAACTGATTTTGGCGATTGTGAAGATTATGCTTTGCTTAAGTATAAACTACTGTTGGAGCAGGGATGGCCAAGCAATAAGCTAGGCTTGTGCGTGTGCTATATGCCCGATGGAGGTGGTCATTGTGTGCTGTGGGTTGATACAAATAAAGGGAGTTTTATCTTAGATAACCGTTATGACTGGCCTGTTAATCCGTTAGATTTGCCTTATGTTTGGGAGTCAATGTTATGCAATGGAAAATGGTTAAAGTTATTAGCTTGGCAGTAATGCTGTCGGCTTGCACAACAAGCAATACGCTAAAGCCCGTGCTTGGTGGGGAGTCTTATGTGCCGTTTGGGTGGACTCAGTATTGCATTGACAATCCAAAGGATAAACAGTGCAAACATTGACACCACCCAATGTAAGTTGACGTATAACTACACTCTGTAACGTGTGTTATACGTCAAAATGGGGCATAAAACGAGTTATGCGTCTAAACCCAAAACATCTTGCAGTTGTTTTAATGCAGTCCTCGCATCATTTGTCGCAGCCTCCAATTCCATTTCTTTATTTACTACTTTATGCAAAGATTCAACTTCTTGGCCTTCACAATAATCACCGCTAAAAACCCATTCCAAATCATGCAGTGCTTTCGCAACATCTTTTAAATGTTTGGCAAATGCTTTTTGTAAGGCCGTTGTTGCTCGCTTTTCGATAGTGTCAATTGCATCATCAATCTTATAACAAACATAATCCAAACTTCCGCCACTCATAAAAACCTCTCATAATCAAAATCCGCATAACATTACGTCAAACTGACAAATACCCAGCCGCTTACTGTGTGTGTTTAAAGCCGTGAATGGGTATTTGCGGCACCACCAATCGCGTCTTGATAGTCCATGCCACCGACAACGCATAACATTAAAAATAATAATAAAAGAATCAATCCAAAATGTTTGTCATTAAGCGCATTCATTTTCATACTCCTTCATATCTTGCGCTTTGTTTTCAAGCGCGTGATTTTCGTTATACAAGCGCGTTATTTCGCACGCCTGTTTTTCAATAATAAACTCGTTACGTCTGCGAGATTCGACCATCTCGCCAAGCGTTAAAATCAAAATAGCTGCTATTCCTAGCAAAAAATAAGTAGTCATGGTTTAGTCCTTTTTAAAATATGCGCGGATAGTGCGCTCAATTGCAAACATGAATTCTTTTGGTAATGTCACTGGGCTTAATACTTCGCTTTCGTCTGTGCCTTCAGTGTAAAGAATGGCTTGTACGTCAGACTCGCGGTGTACCGATACAGTTTTGTCTTCGTAGTCAAACCATACTTTAAAAGATGCGTAGTCATTGCTAACGTAAGCAACATTGCCCTTTGTTGATAAAGTTAAATCGTCAACATCTAAATCAAAATTACTCATCACACTCACCATTATTTTTACGCTTGCATCATGCCGCGTTTTGATAAGACAAATACTAGCACAGTGCAAAATAAGTGCAAGAATTGTTTTTATGTTTTTTTTATGATTTTTTTATGATAAGATTGCTCAATCAACACTGGAGTATTAAAGATGCAACAACGTACAGCTAAAGAAATGATTCAATTTTTACCAAACTACAAATACATTGCATTTAGATTGCGTGTGAGTGTACAGACTGTACAAAATTGGGTTATGTGGAATTATATCGGGCGTGAATCTCGTATGGAGTTTTTTGAGTTGTTAAAAGAGTTTGGGTTTCCAAACGCAAGTTATGCTGAGATTATTAAGTTAGAGAAAAAACTACCAAAAAAAGAGACGGTGGCCAAATGCTAACTTTATTATATATTTTTATCTCATTCTTGCTCACGCCTATTTTAGCGCGTGGGTTTTTCGGGTAGAATACAATCACCACCCTACGAGTTCAGAGGCAACTCTGCTCTGAGTGACTCAAGTTACGAGTCAACAAAAAAGCCACTTTAATTAGTGGCTTTTTTGTGGGTGTTAGATTAGTTTGAGCCAGTCGTTTAGTGCCTGCAATGCAGATTCATAACCAAGAGCAACACACACAAATGCGCCTAACTCTTGGCTAGTTTGTAAAAAGTCTAGTTGACCGTCCTGCCATTTGCTTTTGGTGTGGTCTTGTCGCTTCATCTCACAAACAAAAGTCGGACAACCACAGATAATAATATCAGCAGCACCGTTACGGATTGCGCCTTTAGCTTTTTGCTTGATGTGGGCATTGTGCGCTGCACCAAGTATCAATCCTTCATTGTCGGGGTGTATGGCTACTTTGGCAATGTCGGGGTATTTAATTCTAATCTGATTAAAAAATGTCATTAGCTCTGCATCTTCTAGCGGACAATCGCCTCTAAAATCCATATCGCCAAACACTTTTATATCTTCGTGCATCTTCATTGTTAATCCTCTTTTATTCACTTAGTGGGTGGTTATGGCCAAAGGTCTCAATATAACCTGTTTTTTGGTTTTTGCGGTATGTGACTGTTTCTGGTTGTTGGTTAGTGTGCTGTTTTATAAAGTCCACTGCATTTAGGCATGGCTCAACAAAGCCAAAACAAGCATGATTTAGCTCCGCCCATTTTTTCATAATCCACTGGCTGTTAGATTCTGCTAAGTAAAACGCTCTAAACGACACTGTAGGCGTGGTGTATTCACATTGCAGCGTATCATTACCAGCCGCGCTTATTGTCTTTTTAACAGTAAAAAATAAAACGCGCTCAGTGTATTTTCCGTATGGGTCTCGCTTTGCTTCGGCATGTTGTTGGCTTAATTTATCATTAGGGTTTACAAGCTCAGCTTTACAGTCTTTCTTTTCACAATAACGCGCTGCGGTATCGTTCTCATGGCCGCACTCATGGCACTTTTTAAACGCCCAACGATGCTCACAGCGTTCTATTTCGCCAGTTAATCTTGAGATAACCAAGCCATTGCATCGTCTGCCGTGGTGCGCTGTTTGTAGTATGGCGTTGTCGTTTTCGTCAACATCATAGACAATTTTATTACCTGCCAAGTCTAGTAAATAGCCGTCTGCATCAATGGACTGGTCTTTGTCTAGCTTCCTGATTGCAAAGCTATTAGTACAGTTACAGGAAGGACAAACAACGTCTATACATTCGCCAGTGCCTTGTTTTGTGGTTTGTATTGTTGGCTCAAAAATATCAAAGTGTAATTCATGTCTTGCGATATTGTCGGCATAATCAAGCACTAAACAATCGTGTTTACCATCACATAATCTCAAGCCGCGCCCGATAATTTGTTGAAACAATGACTCGCTTTCTGTTGCTCTTAATACCGCGATTGCGTCAACATGGGGCGCGTCAAAGCCTGTTGTTAGTGTGCCAACGCTCACAATATACTTAAATCGCTGTTGCTTAAAATCATCAATAAGCTGCTCGCGTGTGTCTTTATCCATATTTACATCACCACCTAGCATCATGCTGTTGTCAGGTGGAAGTGATTCCATAATCTCTTGTGCGTGTCGCACAGTTGATGCAAAAAGCATCACTCCGTTGCGGTCATGCGTTTTCGCTATTACATCTTGCACAATAGTAGCTGTTAATCGTCCGTGATTTTCAAAAACGCTAGACACTTGTTTAGCGTCAAAATTGCCCATCTTGTTAATGGTTAGGCTTTGTGTGTTGTAATGGTCGGTTGTTGGCTCTGTGTGCGCTTCGGTTAAAAATCCCATGCTGATTAGTTCACGGGTTTTAATTGAGTACAGCAAGGCGGCAAAGTACGGGTTGATTGCTTCTTCTTCAGATAGTGCTTTATTTGTGACTAGGTTTTGATGATAGATATAACCCGTGTTCATCCTATAGGGCGTAGCAGTCATGCCGATAACTCTAAGCATGGGATTTTTAGCTTTTATCTTGCTGATAATGTCTTTGATAGTTGGCGTTATTTGGTGGCACTCATCAACTATCACACAGCCAAACATATCACCAAAACGCTCTATTGAGTTTAATACAGTTTTAGGTGTGGCATATACCACGGCATGACGGGTGCATTTAGCACCCGCTGACGCGCTAAATATGGATGCTTTCTCACCTGTTGCAATCCACTTGCTATAATTTTGCTCGGTCAATTCTTTGGACGGCTGCAATACAAGCACTTTTTTATTTGTGTTTTCTGTTATCCATTTAGCAATGGCAGCAGCTATCCAGCTCTTGCCAGCTCCTGTGGCTAACTCTAACACGGCAGGGCTTTTACACTTTTTCATCCATGACACGGCAGCATTTACCGCGTCTTGTTGGTATGGTCTTAATT